GTGGTAATATTTTAGGTGCACGAACAACTACATTAAATGGAGCAATTAGTGCTACTTCAGGAGGAAACAATGGTTCTGCTACAGAAATTACATTAACAAGTACAAGTGGTTTTCCATCTACAGGTACAAACCATGTTACCATAGGAACAGAAGAAATATCATATACGGGTATTACAGGAAGTAAATTAACAGGTATAGGAAGAGGAGCTAGAGGATCAACGCCAACAACTCATTTAAATGGTGCAACAGTAACTAATACCTCATCATTTACAGGTTGGGGATCACCTGCAGCTAACACTGACCAAGTAACCGATCCTGGTTTATGGTCCTTGGACAATTTAGGATCAACTCTTATTGCATTAATACATAACGGAGAGTGTTTTGAATGGAATGGTGATGCAGCAACTGCAACATCAACAAGAGCTACAATTATTACAGGTGCACCAACAGCATCACGTGATATGTTAGTATCAACTCCCGATCGTCACTTAGTATTTTTTGGAACAGAAACAACTATTGGTGATAAAACTACACAAGATGATATGTTTATAAGATTTTCATCTCAAGAAAATATAAATGACTACACACCTACAGCTGAAAATAGTGCTGGCACACAAAGACTAGCCGATGGATCACGAATTATTGGAGCTAAACTTGGTAGAAATGCAATTTATGTTTGGACTGACACTTCTTTATTTACAATGAGATTTGTTGGAACTCCTTTTACCTTTGCTTTTGAACAAGTTGGTACTAACTGTGGATTGATAGGAATGAATGCAGCAGTAGAAGTTGATGGTGCTGCGTACTGGATGTCAGAAAATGGTTTCTTTAGATATACTGGTAAGTTAGAATCTATGGACTGTTTGGTAGAAGATTATGTTTATGATGATCTTAACACTACATCTAACATGTTAATTTATTGTGGTATCAATAATTTGTTTGGTGAAATTACTTGGTTCTATCCAACAAGTACATCTAACGTAGTTAATAGAGCAGTTTCGTATAGTTATCTAGATTCAACATCAAAAAGACCTATATGGTTTACTAATGCAAGTAGTTTGTTTCCTAGAACAACGTGGGAAGATTCAGCTGTATTTGGTTTACCTCATGGAACTAAATACGATGCGAGTAATGATATTTCTTTTGATGTAACTGGTAATACAGATGGCACTACAATTTATTTTGAACATGAAACAGGAGTTAACCAACAAGAAGCAGCAACAGATGCTGTTGCAATTCCAGCAAACATTACATCTGGTGATTATGATATTACACAAAAAGTTATTAGAGGAGCTGCAACTAATTTAGGTGATCTTAGAGGTGATGGTGAAAATATAATGAGAGTTAGTAGAATTATACCAGACTTTATAGCACAACAAGGAAACGCTATTGTACAATTAGATTTAAGAAATTATCCAAACGATGCAGCTGCAAGCTCATCACTGGGTCCGTTTACAGTATCATCTACAACAGATAAAGTAGACACACGGGCTAGAGGTAGAGCTATAGCGCTTACAATATCAAATACAGCAGTAGATACTAATTGGAAATTAGGGACTTTTAGGTTAGATATACAAACTGGAGGAAGACGATAATGTCAATTACAAAATTACAACAAGCTAGACAGATGTATGCAATGGGCCAAAGAGTTGCTAAAACTTTAGATGGTTCAAGACCTGGGTATGCAGGCCCAGCAGGTGGACAATCATCTGGTGGAAATTATGGTGGTGGGGGTTCTGGCCCAGCAGGAGGAGCATCGGCCGGAGGAAATTATGGTGGTAATAGTTCGGGTGGAACATCTGCTAATGATATGAGTAATACTAAAAATGAAGGTCCAGCAGGATCAAGACCCGGTAATAATAACACAGTAGATCCAGGTTTTCAAAATGCATTAAGAAATCAACAGGTGAGACAAAACACAATTACACAAAGTCAAGATTCTAATTTTGGTCAATTTTTTGGAAGTAGAGTTCCCACTTATCAAACACCTACTTTAGGTCAAAGAATAGGAAGTGGAATATCAACTGTTGGAGACATGTTTGGAAATTATATTAAAAGCGGAGGAATACTTGGTATGGCGGGTAGAGGTTTAGGTTCTTTATTAGAAGGAATTTTTGGTCCCTCTATACCATCAACAGGAAATGTTGGTCCAGCTGGTATAAAAACTGATGGGACTTATGGAACTGCAGAAGATGCAATAAAAGCATTACAAAGAAATCAAAGACCTGTAGATATAGGTGGGGATAATAATACATATATATCTCCTTTATATGCAGAAGATGAAACAATAGAAGATGTTGATGGAGATGGTATTATTTCTTTACAAGATATTATTTTTAGATTTCAAGGTGCAGACGATACATTAAATCCACAAGCTGCGGGTTTTAAAAATACTGATGAATTACGTGCAGCAATAATGGAAGGAGCTAAAAATTTATACACATAATGGCAAAGATAGTACAAACATTAACTAGAGCAAGTGATGAATACGAACAAGACGTAGCACAGTCTTTGGTTAGAGATTTAGATGCGGTTCTTGAAAAATTAAACACAACGTTTCAAGAAGAATTAAAACAGGAGATAGAAGCTAGAAGTTTCTTTTTAGATTAATGGCAGTAGTAAACCAATATAAATTTAAAGGTATAGATAATAGTACAACAGGTAGTGCACTTACACCATTAGGTGCTAGTATTCCTGCAGTCAATGAAACTATAGTTATTAAATCTATTTTAGTTACATCAGCAGGTACACCAGTTGTTACTATTACTAACAACAGTATTACAGCTATTAAATCTATAGCATTGACAGCTAATCAAACAAAAGAATTATTAACCCAACCATTGATAATTGAAGGTGGTACATCTTTTACAGTACAATCAAGCACAACAGACTCGTTTGATGTAGCAATTAGCTATTTAAATATTAAGAAAGAGGTAACAACATAATGATAGAGTTAACACCAGAAAAGATAATAACTAAAATAAGTAATAAAAAAACAGGTGAAATATATGATACTGAAGAAGCTTTAAAAGCTGCTAATATACCCGAAGAAGATGTGCAAAGAGATGTAACAGTTATCATGCCACCTCTTGATTTAATAGGAAAAACAAAGTAAACTGACAAAACCATGGGAATAGAAGATATACAAATTTCAGAAGAATTACAGACTAACGCACCCTCTATAAAATACAGAGGTGATGAAGGTCCTAAATCTCCACAACAAATGCAGGAGATGATGGTAGCTCAATTAGAAGAAGAATACGCTAGGTATGTTGATGACATGATAGAACAAGGCATCGAGCCTATGTCTCTACAACAATTTATAGAACAAGCAATGGCCGAAGGACAAATGTCAGGTGGCAGTCCTTTACCATCGGATCCAACAAAACCAGTTAATCCTTTTCAACCTAAACCTACAGGACCAGTATTACCTGACAGACAGATGGCAGCGTATGGTGGTATCATGGGTATGGATGGTAGAAAACAATATGGTTTAGGAAGTTCACTTAAAAAATTTGTAAGAAAAGTTATACCTAACGAAGTAGCAGAGATTGCAGTTAAGGCTGCACCATTTGTTGCACCTTTTAACCCGATAGCTGCAGGGTTAATGTCAGGTATAGGTGGTTTTGATAGAACAGGGAGAATAGGTTCATCAATTAAATCAGGATTAATGAATTATGGTATGGGTCAATTAGCTAGAGGTATTGGTGGTGGTATGGATAATCTACAAGGAATGTCTTTAAAAGTTCCTGGAGGATCAACATCAGGATTTGGACAATACTTTAGTAGTCCTATGCAATCATCAGGTGGGTTAGGAGAATTTTTAGATTCTAGAAAACCAGGATTTACACCTTCAGGAAATAAAAATGTAAGACTAGACCAACAACCAAGTTTATTTGGTGGTTCACAAACAGGTGATGCTTCAATTGCAGAAGCTCTTGGTGGTAATAAAATAGGTTCTAAAGCTATAGAAGAACAATCAAAAAGTCTTTTTGGAAAAGATTTTTTAAACTTACCTGGAGGTGTTAGAAATCTTTTATCTAAAGCAGGATTAGGTAACAATCTTATGACTGGTCTTTTAGTTGGTGGTCTAGGTGCAGGAGCACTTATGAGTAACATGACAGAAGAAGAACAAGCTGAAATGGATAGAGGTGAAGGCATGGATGTAGAAGCTATTAGAACAGAAGTTATAAAAGCCATGAAAGATCCATCAGGTGAAGCCTTAAAAGCAATAAGAATTAAATATCCTTTTTTAGGAAGACAAGATACTAAAGACATGTCAGCTATG